GTGGCAAGCCCTTTGCGCGGTGTACTGCCGACCGAAGCCGTCCGAGCCGATTAAAAAGTGCGTTGTCAGAATTACATACTTCTTTCGCACAAAACAACGGCACGACCCCGACAACTACAATGGCAAGTTTATCCTTGACGGCTTGCGCGAAGCGGGGATAATTGAAGATGATAGTTTCTCAAACGTCGAGCTTCAGCTGTGCGGAAGCTATGACAAGGAAAACCCGAGAACAGAGATAGAGGTGATATTGTGACCGTTCCCGAATACGTCAACCGAATAAAGCACCTTGACAATGAGTTGTCATTCAAACAGCGTCAGAAATCGGAGCTGTTTGATATGTTGGTATCAATTACCGCCCCGCCGTCCGAGTCGGTGCAGAAGACAGCAGAGGACAAAATGAGCAGCTTAGTATCTCAATATGTCGACTTAGGTAACGAAATCATAGAGATATATCAGAAAAAATTCGCCGCCGAAAACGAGTTCCAGGCTCTTGTGAGTCAACTCCCGCCGCAGTGGGAAGAGTTTCTGCTTTTGAGGTACCTCAGCAGGATGAGCTTTGAAGACATTGCAGAAGAGATGGGATATTCCCGAGAGTGGTGTTGGAAAACGAACAAGAAAGCTTGCGCGGCACTCGAAGAACTCCTCAACGCTAAAAGTGTACAGTAAAATACTGTAAAATACAGTGAAATACAGTTGGGAGATATGATATCATATAGATGTAAAAGTGGACGGGCAACCGCTTTTACTTCTTTTCTCCGTTCATGTTGTTTACCACATCTCCACCGCTCGCCGGTGCGGAAAACCGGCTCCTTTCTTACCGCCTCGCCCTGCGGCGGGTTAATAGCAGGGCTTTTTATGCGGAGCTTTCAGGCGATATGCGCATAAGCGCATTAAAGGTTCGAGTCCTTTGCTCCGATCCAAGCCGCCAAGAGGGCGAGGAAGCGCGAGAAGTTAAGTATCGGGTTGCCGGAGCGCTCGGCGGCGGCTTGTTAAGCCGTATAAATCCTGATGGCTGATGAAAAGACGCAGCTCGGGCGGCATATATGGTGGCATACGGTTATCTTCGGGGCTGATATACCCCGACAGTTCGGTTCAACTCCGGCTTTGCACACCTACAAGTTAGTTCCTTCCCGTTGGTTGTCGGTGGTTATTCGGTTGTCGGATAGCCGCCGACAACGCTTTAAAAATTCAGGTGATAACATGGAGATAATTACAAAGAAAGTAAAAGACCTCAAGCCGTATGAGCGCAACCCGCGCAGAAATGACGAAGCGGTGGAGTATGTCGCCGAGAGCATATCGGAGTTCGGCTTCAAAGTCCCGATAGTAATTGACGGTGATGGCACAGTCATATGTGGTCACACGAGGCTAAAGGCGGCAAAGAAGCTCCACTTGGCGGAGGTGCCTTGCATTGTTGCCGATGACCTCGACGACGAGCAGATAAAAGCATTTAGGCTCGCTGACAACAAAGTCGCGGAAAAGGCGGAATGGGACTTCGGCTTCCTTGACAAAGAACTCGGCGGCATATTCAACTTTGATATGGGTAAGTTTGGGTTTAACTTCATGCCGCCCGAAGTCAAGCAAAAGAACAAGCTTGAGACGAAAACGCGCAAAGCAAATATTTTAAATCTTGAACGGGCACAGTTTACAGGCGTCGGAAAATATGACATACCCGAGATACAGCCGGTATATCAGCTCCCGGAGGTCATTGACTGGATTCCATTTGACTTTATGCTCAGTGATAAGCGAAGCCCAGAAGAGAAACAAAAAACAGGTGTTCACTTTTTCCGCGATGATTATAAGTTTGAGCGGATCTGGAACACGCCCGAGAAGTATATAGAGAAGCTCGCGGAATATGCTTGTGTGCTCTCTCCCGACTTTTCACCATACGGCGATATGCCTATGGCAACACAGATATTCAATCATTATCGCAAACACTGGGTAGCGGTCTATATGCAGGAATGCGGGTTAACCGTTATCCCGACTATCAGAGCAAGCACTGACGAGCGCTCTTTTGATTGGTATTTAGACGGCGAGCCAAAGCATAGCATTGTCGCCATATCGACCATGTGGGTGAAAGAAAACAGCGAAAATTTCCCGATTTGGGAGCGAGAATATCAAACAATGGTCGATATTCTGTGTCCGCAAAAAATCTTTATTTATGGGGACATACCGAACAATGTCACACACAAAAATGTCAAGAGGATAGAAAGCTTCTCAGAGAAAAGGTGGGGCAATTAATGACGACGAAACAATTTAGACAGCTTTATAAATATGTCAATGCGATTTATTCAGGCGATTATATCGTTTTCAAGGTCAGCAAACACAGGTGGGAACTCTACCACATACCAACAGAAGAAACTCAGATATATAAGACCTTTGACGAACTCGCCGAAAACGAAGTTGTGGCAAAGATTATAGAAACCTATGTTGAGCGCGGGCTTAAACTGGATATGCCAAAAGGGTCGCGCGAAGGGCAAAGGGATACGTTCGGAGATGCCGAAGAACTCGGCACAGATGAAACAGTAAACGATTTCCCGTCGCGAGTAAACGTCGACAAGGAAAAGTCAACAGAAGAGAAAACTTTACAGCAATTTAGAAAAATGTATGCAAATGCAGAAGAAGAGCACGGATTTGCTGTTGACGAACAGGGATATATCACGACATACAAACACGGAAACCTTTCGTCAGTATCGTGGGAGCCGAAAGAGCTGAAAGACCGATTAATATACCATAATCACCCGAGCGGCGAAGCGTTTTCAAAGGCTGATATGTCGACAACTGCACAAACAGGAGCGCGCGGAATAGTTGCAAGCGGCAGATACGGCGACTATATATTTATTAAAACTCAGAAATTCGATGCCGTAGGATTTCAAAAAGCAATTGCAAGCGCAAAGACGACCGCAAAAGACTACAATGAGGGCGTTGACCGTTGGTTGAGAAGAAACGCAAAAAAATATGGCTTTAAATACGAGTTCAAAAAAGCGTAATTCATTCATGGCAAAGGGACTGCGCCCTAAGCAAAAGCGACAATGGAAGAGCGACGGCATGATATCGTTCCATATGAATAAGCAAAGGAAATAAAAGAGAGGTGGTGGCATGGCTAAACAAACGGATTTCGCGGGCAAAAGACACACTTTAACAGTGGAAGACCAGAGGAAAGGCGGAAAGCGTTCAGGCGAGGTACGCCGTGACCTAAGAGATACCCGCGAAATAGTGAGACGCGCCATGTCGATGTACCTCAAAAACAGTGACCCGGCAGAGGTCAACTACCTGAGCGAGATAACGGACGGAGCTAATATATCAGCCAAAGAGGCGATGATATACGCGCAGCTCAACCGGGCGATGAACGGCGACACAATGGCATTTAAAGCGTTGATGGAGCTCGCAGCCGAGAATGGCGGTCAGCAGCAGAGCGACATATCAGAGCTTTACAAGGCACTGGACGGTGACGACGAATGAAAATAACAACACTGTCGCCGAAGCAAAAAGAGATTCTGCGTTGGTGTCACGGCAAGGATAAAGACAAATATGACGCTATTATATGCGACGGTGCAGTCCGTTCAGGCAAGACCGTCTGCATGATTCTGTCGTTCATTCATTGGGCTATGCGGTATTTTGACGGTCAGACGTTCGCTATATGCGGCAAGACCGTCCAATCGGCAGAGCGTAACATAATAACGCCGCTGCTCGGAATGACCGATTTAACGGCGTATTTTGAGCTTAATTATAAGAGGTCAAGCAAGCTTCTTGTGGTGACCGGAAACGACAAGACAAACTATTTCTATGTGTTCGGCGGTAGAGACGAGAGTTCGGCGGGATTGATTCAGGGCTTGACCCTTGCGGGCGTGCTCTTAGACGAGGTCGCGCTTATGCCTCGCTCGTTTGTGGAGCAGTCGCTCGCGAGATGTTCGGTGACCGGGTCAAAGTACTGGTTCAACTGCAACCCCGACAGCCCGGCACATTGGTTTTACGAAGAATGGGTAACGAAGCCCGAAGAGAAACATGTCTACCACATACACTTTTTATTAACCGACAATCCGTCACTTACCGACGAGATAAGAGAGCGATATTTCAGGCTATACCCGTCGGGAGTGTTTTATCAGCGGTTTATTTTAGGTCTGTGGGTAGCGGCAGATGGGCTTGTTTACGATGTCGATGTCAACAGTTTAATTGATGATACCGTCCCGGAACAGGGGCGTTATTTTATATCTATCGACTATGGCACATTGAATCCGTTTTCGGCGGGTCTGTGGTGCTTAAACGGCAAGACGGCGACGCGCATTAAAGAGTTTTATTATGACGGTCGCAAGCGACAGAGACAAATGACCGACGAGGAATATTATAAAGCGGTCGAAGAACTCGCCGAGGGCTATGACATTGAGCGAATAATTGTTGACCCGTCCGCCGCGAGCTTTATCACCTGCATAAGAAAGCACGGCAGATTTTCCGTGCGAAAAGCAAAAAACGATGTAATTGACGGAATCC